TCCCATTCCTCAAAAAGTTTGAGTCAACTGTCAGAAGTTGTACACAAAACGGGATTCGCGGTGGAAGTGCTACTGTCCACTTTCCCATCTGGCATCAAGAAATAGAAGACATCCTGGTTCTCAAGAACAACAAGGGTACAGAAGACAATCGCGTGAGGAAGCTTGACTACTCCATCCAACTTTCAAAGATTTTCTACGAGCGTTTCATCCAGGATGGAGAAATTAGCTTGTTCTCACCGCATGATGTACCTGGACTCTATGAGACTTTTGGTACTGATAGATTTGATGAGTTATATGTTCGTTATGAACGAGATGAGTCTGTTCCAAAGAAGACTGTTAAGGCTCAGGAACTTATTCTAAACCTCCTCAAGGAGAGGGCAGAGACAGGTCGTATCTACATTATGAACCTGGACCACTGTAACACTCATTCCTCCTTCAAGGATAAGATAGAGATGAGTAATCTGTGTCAGGAGATCACCCTACCCACATATCCCCTACAACACATCGACGATGAGGTTGCAGAGGTTGCTCTGTGTATCCTGTCGGCTGTCAATGTAGGTAAGATCAAGTCTGATGAAGAACTTGAAGACCTCTGTGACCTGTCTGTGAGGGCTCTGGATGAACTGATTGACCATCAGGACTATCCAGTTAAGGCAGCAGAGATTGCAACCAAGGCACGTCGTTCCCTGGGTATTGGTTTCATTGGACTGGCACACTACCTGGCTAAACTTGGATTCAAGTATGATTCACAGGAAGCATGGGATGCAGTCCATGGGTTGTCTGAGTCCTTCCAGTATTACTTGTTGAAGGCTTCCAATAAGTTGGCTATGGAGAAAGGACATTGTGAATACTTCGGTAGAACCAAGTATGCGGATGGTATCCTCCCAATCGATACATACAAGACAGATGTAGATGAAATCACACCACACACTCTGAATCATGATTGGGAAGCTCTTAGACTCGATATCCTCAACTACGGACTTAGACACTCAACTCTGTCCGCACAGATGCCATCGGAGAGCAGTTCCGTTGTGTCAAACGAAACAAACGGAATTGAACCACCTCGTGATTACTTGTCCATTAAGAAATCCAAGAAGGGACCACTCAAACAGATTGTCCCATCATATGGTACACTTAAGAACAACTATACTCTTCTTTGGGATATGCCTGACAATACTGGGTATATCAATGTGGTGGCAGTCATGCAGAAGTTCTTCGATCAGGCAATCAGTGGTAACTGGAGTTACAATCCCGAACACTACCCTGACAATGAAGTCCCTGTGTCCGTGATGGCAAATGACTTCCTAACTACATATAAGTATGGATGGAAAACTTCTTACTATCAGAACACCAATGATATGAAGAGTGACGATTTGATTGATGTGTCAGAAAAATCGAATACACAGTTAGAAAATCTGTTAGATGAACTAGAACAAGTAGAGGAGGGAGAGTGTGAATCGTGTTCAATTTAGGGTTTCCTCTGAGGGAGACAATGTTATGAATGAAGTGAAAGGGATGACGGTATTCAATACCGAACCCACCAACCCAAAGAAACAACCCATGTTTTTTGGAAAACCCTTAGGGGTTCAACGTTATGATTCATACAAATATCCAGTATTTGAGAAACTCACCACCCAACAACTTGGATACTTCTGGAGACCTGAGGAGGTCTCATTGCAGAAAGATAGGGCAGACTACCAAACGCTTCGCCCTGAACAGAAACATATCTACACGTCCAACCTCAAGTATCAAATTATGCTTGACTCCATACAAGGGCGTGGTCCTGGGATGGCTTTTATCCCTTACTGTTCATTACCTGAGTTAGAAGCGTGTATGGAAGTCTGGGGATTTATGGAGATGATCCATAGTCGTTCCTACACATACATCATCAAGAATGTTTACTCAGACCCTTCTGTGGTCTTTGACACAATCATTACTGATGAGAGAATCCTTGAACGTGCTCAGAGTGTAACGGAGTCCTATGATGACTTCATCAACTCTGCACAACAGTATGGTAGTAGTAATGCTTGGATTCACCAGTTAGAACAAGTCCCCTCAGCACAAGACAATCTCAAAGATGTTAAAAGAAAACTGTACAGAGCAGTCGCCAACGTTAACATTCTTGAAGGTATTAGGTTCTACGTTAGTTTTGCTTGTAGTTTCGCCTTTGGTGAACTTAAACTCATGGAGGGATCAGCAAAGATCATCTCACTGATTGCAAGAGACGAGAACCAGCACCTGGCTATCACCCAGAACATTTTGAACAAGTGGAGAGATGGTGATGACCCTGAGATGGCAACTATCGCAAGAGAAGAAGAAGAGTGGGTTTACGCAATGTTCGACAGAGCAGTAAACGAGGAGAAGAAATGGGCTGACTATCTGTTCAAAGATGGTAGCATGATCGGTCTTAACGACACACTCCTCAAGCAATATGTTGAATGGATTGCAAACAGAAGGATGAAGTCGATCGGTTTGAAACCAGTCTATGACATCGCAGCAAAGAACAACCCCCTACCTTGGACACAACACTGGATCTCATCAAAGGGATTGCAGGTTGCACCACAGGAAACGGAAGTCGAATCATATGTCGTAGGAGGCATAAAACAAGATGTTAAATCAGACACCTTCTCAGGATTCAGTCTCTGATCCTGAGAATACTCACACCTGGGGAACAAGAAAAATAGCAACATTTGATCACCTTGCATTTGGTGATTATGATGATTACGAACAATCCTATAAGGAAGCAGCAAAATCAGATGCTTACTTATTTGGTGACTATGATGGGTATCAAGCATACTTAGATTATGGGGATATTCCTGATTAAGAGAGAGGGTCTTCGGGCCCTCTTTTTGTTTGTAAATAAATATTGTCAAAGGAATAAGCCTATGTTATCGCCTAACTACAGACTGAGACTAGAATCCATATGTTCAAAGATTGTAAAGGGCGAAGAGGTATTATTAAGTGAGATGATTTGGGCAGATAAACTTGCTAGAGCGAACAGATCTGCTGGAGAAATGTTGAGACAAGCGAGAAGAAAGTCACTATACCCTGACATGCCAGAGGGAGGGTTAGATGATTTTTTGAATAAATTAGATTTAGGAGACCCTGACCCAACCAATCACCGTACGGGTTTCAAAGACGGTGATGATATACTAGAATGGTTTAAGAATGACAAACCCGATGACTGGCGCCAACGTGACTAAAGCAGAAGTTCAGGAGATGATCGATGATGCTATCCGTAAACACAATCGTAACGCCTCAGTTATTTCTATGTCTGTCGGTTGGGTTGTTCTTGCTCTATTTGCTGAAGGTATGCTTCGACTGGTAGGAGTCATTGACCCAGTGTTCCCTTGGTTGAAGATAACCCTATGAGTGCAGATGAACAGAGAGAGTTCTACAAAGGACTTAGAGAGAGAATCCATCAATTGAGGATGGCTCATCTGTTTGAAGAACCTTGCACCTTTGAGGATGAGGAGGAGGATGATATGTTCTGGGGTAGGATGATATACGATAACCCAGACTAAATATCCACAGAGTAAAATGATATGTGAGTTATGAAAATCCTTGGGTATATAATGGCCAAGCCTTTGATTCTTGCGATATTGGCGATTACTTCGGTTTCGTCTATTGTATTACTAATACCCAAACCAACAGAAAATACATTGGGAGAAAATACTTTTACTCAAGAAGAAAGCCTAGACCTGATGGTACGAACAAGAAACGACGAAGAGTTACATCTGAGAGTGACTGGAAAAAATACTACGGAAGTAGTCCAGAACTTAAAGCCGATATTAAAGAATTTGGCAAGTTCAATTTTAGGAGAGAAATCCTGTCACTCCATACAACTGGTGGAAGGGTAAACTACGAAGAGACCCGTCAGTTGTTTATGAACAATGTACTCACTGAGAGTATGGATGATGGTACACCTAAGTACTACAACGCCAACATCCTATCAAGGTACTTTCGTAAGGACTACTTTGATAAATAACCTCAGTTATTTCTAAGGATATGGACACTCCTAAGGATGAAGTCAAGAAGGACGAACCTAAGAAGAAAGGTCCACTTGGAAAAATTAAAGAGAAGATGGACGATTCTGAGGAACAACTGGCCATCCTTTCTACGTTTGTTAGGCTTGGTATTCTTATCTGGTCTGGTGGTATCCTTACTCTGGCTTATATCAAACTCCCTCCAGCTCTGGGTATTCCTGAACAGAAGTTAGACCCTACCTTCATCGCGTCTGTATTCACTGGAGTTCTTGCTACTTTTGGTGTTCAGACTGCTAAGAAGGGTGGAGCCAATGGTGCAGCTGCATCGGGTGGTATAAGTAAGGCTGACATGGAGAGACTGATTGAGAAAGCATCACAAACCGCTCCAGCCCAAACCATTAGGATTGAACAGGCTCCTGTGGTTTTGAGACCAGACGAGACAAAGAAGACTTGACATGGGATTGTAACCTGTGGTAACCTTCTTAGGTAATTCTCACTGAATTTGTGTCCACCTAACGATTGGTGGGATGTAGAGTTTTAATTTCTTATGATTAATTTTTTAACTATCACTAGTGCCGTCGGTATCCTTGGTCTAACCAATGTAGCCGCAACTCCCTTGTCGGAAATTTTGAATGAGATGGAGACAGAGAACATTGCGGAGGAGTTGGTACAGGAGATTCAAGAACAAGAGATTGTATCGGATAAAGAACCTCGTTGGGTCTGTGAGAACTGCAATGAGAACGAGAGAGTTACTCTTGCATTCTTCCAGGACTATGGTATTACAGACAAGTATGCACTTGCTACCTTGATGGGTAACATCCAACAGGAGTCACGTTTCACACCTAATATTTGTGAAGGTGGAGCACGAGTGTCCTATCACCGTTGTTACCATGGAGGTTACGGACTCATCCAGTGGACCACATATGGTCGTTACCATGGTCTAGGACATCATGCCAGGATTACTGGTGGTGACCCATCATCCTTGAAGACTCAACTTTCTTATCTGGTCACAGAAAGGGAATGGAAAGCAGCAGAACCTAGGTTCAAGAATCCTGGCCAATCTATTGGTTACTATATGAATGGTGCATACACCTGGTTGGGTTGGGGTATCCATGGAAATAGGACTCACTACTCCAACCAGTATGTAAACCGTCTGACTCAGTTGACATCCTGATCGACCTGGGTTATATTATAAGGGTCGTCGAGAGATGACTGCTGTAACCCCCTTGGTAGTTCAGGGTTAGAGGCGATAGGAACTACCACTCATGACTCAGTAGCTCAGCTGGATAGAGCAACTGCCTTCTAAGCAGTCGGTCATAGGTTCGAATCCTATCTGAGTCGCCTCGCCACTTTAGCTCAGCTGGATAGAGCAGGGTTTTTGTAAAGCTCAGGTCACCCGTTCAAGTCGGGTAAGTGGCTTGGGGTTCTCCCCAACTAATGTTATTATTCTTTCATTATGGATATTCCGAACATCGTTCGTAGTGTTGTTATTGGTGTTGGTGTTCTCCCACTGTCCCTGTCATTGTCAGGAACCTTGAACGCCACTAGTCGTTCACTGGACAACTTGGCTTCTCAGACTACTCCAAGTGAAGTGGACGAATCGATTGAAGAAATCAAAGCAGGGTTGGCAAAACCTTGTGTCAACTACCTTCTGTCTAAGAACGATTCCAAACTGGAACGTGACGCAAAGGACGCTGTTGATGAATACTTTGGTGGTGAAGTTGACCATCGTTCCGTTTGTGACTGGGTTGTAAACGGTTGAGGCTTCGGCCTTTTTCTGCGGAATTAGTTCAGTGGTAGAACGTCAGCCTTCCAAGCTGAATGTCAGGGGTTCGAATCCCCTATTCCGCTTCCCCTTCGGGGACAATGGCGTGTAGCACAACGGCAGTGCAATTGACTGTTAATCAATGGGTTGCTGGTTCGAATCCAGCCACGCCAGCCAGCTCGAATAGCTCAGCGGTAGTAGCGTCTCCTTTACACGGAGGATGTCGGGGGTTCGAATCCCTCTTCGAGCACCTTGGAAGAGTGGCCTAG